ACGTAAACATCAATGATTTTTCCACCATGCCGAGTGATGTGACCGTAAACCCTTTGCATGTCACGGTAAATCTGCTCCTTCTTTAACCTTGCATTTTGTTTAACCGCCTGCTTCAACATACGCAATTCCGCAATTGCCTTTTCTTTCGGAACCTCTAACTGTTCAACCTTCATTGATCCACACTCTCCTTTTCCACGTATCTACGCACTAAATCGCGGATGCCTTCACTGTCCGTCTGGTACTCTTTCTTCCTTAACTTTTGAAAACGCTTCCACAGTTCACGTGGAAACCGTATACTAACCAACACTTCCTTATCTTCCATACAAAACCTCCTTCCGCTTTTTCACGGCAGCCCCATGCTTAAACAGCTCCCGCGTCACTCGATCAGCCTCACCGCGCACATCCTCAGCGAACACAAACTTGTTCGCGTACTCCCACGTCACCTGAGGATTCTTATGCCGTAGAATAGTCTGCAGTTCAGCTAGGCGGCCGCGTGCACGCTGCATCCAAAAAGCAGCAAGATGCTGACGGAACCTTCTTGGATTAAAATGTTTCACTCCAGCTTTACACGCTATTCTACGGATAATCTCGTATACGCCTTGTTTGGTTAACGGTTTATCTTCAAACTGAAACTGTTTCCGTTTATGCTGAAACACGTAGCCCTCGGTTCTACCTTTCAACAATGCTTGCAGCATAACTAACGTTTCTAAATCCACAGGAATGTCGATTAACCGTTTCTTCTTACTGTCAAACACTTTCAGAAAGCCGTTGTCCCAATCAATGTTTTCAGCTTTCAACGTGGCTATTTCATTTGTACGCAAGCCCCGCGTTAAAAGAAGCCTCACTATCACACGGTCACGTAAACAGCAGTGTTTCTCCGCGTAGCTTACAACTTGCCAGATTTGACGGTCGCTGATAACTACGCGTCCAGCCATTCCGCCTCCAACCCGTAAAAGTAAAACGTGAAGGTGGATTCGCCAGTTTTCCCCCGGGTTGTTTTTAGGTTTTTCTATGAAAATGACGTGGGCTTCTCTGGGGAGAGTGCGGTTAAAGTGTACGCCGCATTGGCTATTTGATTTCTTCAGAGTAAAGTTCAAATAGAACCGCCGTGTATGTTACATTTACATACATTTAATATATAAATTTTTTTAAAAGAAAAATTATAAGTGAAACATTTAAATATGCATAATTCATAAATATTTTAGACGTCTTATCTTACGACACAATTTATTCTAAAGTCGCCGACAGAAAAAACTGTCCGTGCGGAGTTATTATGGGTCATCGAGGAGAAAGAAGTTTAATAAGTAAACAGCGGCGCGCAGTCCGTAAATATGTGTTAGATACAAGTTTCCGCGATAGAAATCAAGCGGAATCAATCTGCACCGTAACTTATGAAGCAGTTTTAACTTATTTACAACAGCAATATCCCTTTGTTTTTCCCCACGTAGCAAACGTGACAAGAGGCGAAGTCCTTCTGGACAGTCGCGGAAACGGAAGTTTCCAAAAGTAAAAAGGGGAGGTGAAAAGAACATGCAGAAAAAAACATGGTTTCTCATACTCTTAGCCTTCGCAGTTTTCGGATATTTCATTGCAAGTAAAATAAACCCAGAAGTAGACACTTGGGTTGCAACAAACATCCTTCAACCAATACAAAACGGTTTAGCGAGCACTTACCATGCGATAACTTCAAGTCCATTCTGGCAAACCTACATCGCACCAAACAGCGCTTACATAAGCTTAGGCATAGGCTTCCTCAGCGGCATCATAGTCTACCGTTGGATTCGACGTGTACACATGCCCTGGCAAAAGAAAGCATTACCGCAGACATTTCAACCTCAAGCGGGCCCGCCTCCGGTGGCTCCTGTAGCTTATACACCGCCTCCAGTTACAACGCCTACACCCACACCAATAACCCCTTCACCGCCACCAACTGAAATAACAACTGAAAAGAAAGAGGAGACTAAACAATAATGTTGAAAGGATTAACACGTAGATTTCTAGATCGCAGCAGCCAAAGTGAAAAACGTGTAAGCGTAATTGGTACAATAGGATCCGGTAAAACAACTGCTTTAGGCTTAATCTGCCTCACATGTGAAACATTAACCAACGTGGATCCCACATTCAAATTTGACATCAGAGAAAAAACCAGTGGGGTACGTCAGGCTCCTTCCGATCTGCGTCAAGGACATTTTCCACCTAAGACCTTACCGGGCACGTATTATGAAGCAGATTTAATAATGAAATGGGAAGGAAGTTTCGGCGATAAAATTGTCCGCTTGCCTTTCTGTGAAACCGCCGGTGAAGAAGTGCAACGTTGGATCAACCGGTTCAGTCGAGGCATGTATGATTTACAAAGAGACTTCAGATCAGCTGGAGAAATTTACAAGTACGTGTTAAGCAGCAACGGATTCATCTTGGTTTGTCCGGTAAGTCGGGCCTTAATGTTCACTCCGGATAAACAGTTAGAACAGGAACCCAGTGATTTACCTCGAGATCCCGACTTGAATCTTGTCCGTATTTTAGAAGCAATCTACGATTACAAAGAGCGTACACATAGTCCACCGATTGAAGGTATGGCTGTACTGCTGACAAAATATGATGTGATTCAACCTTTCGCACAGGCAATGGGTGTTGACTTATATCAGCCAGGCGGGCCTGAACGTTTCATGAAAGCATATTTTCCCGCTACAACTGCAAAATTAAACTTTTACGGTATTGATAAAGTGCAGTTTTTCCCAAGTTACGTGCAAGTTGAACGGATGCCTGACAACAGTTTTGCAAAATGGCCTGACGGCACGGATAAAATTGTTTTAAACCCGCATAGACCGCGTATGCCCATTTACAGTGAACAGGACTATATAAACTTGATAAATTGGATACGGCAGACGTGGGCTTCATGATTCACTGTGAACATTTCATTTACGGTTATTTTCCAGGTGTAGGCTACAAACTGATTAAAAGTCCAGGCGTAGACAAACTTTTAACAAACAGCATGCTTAACCTGCTCTGTCATTTAGGCAACGGAACAAAAAAGGAAATCCGTATCCAAGTGTGGCTTCGCAACGAAAATTTAGTAAGCATCAGCCTAATTAAACCAGTAACCGATGAATATGGCCGCAGCTGCGTTTGGAACCACACTATTTTAGTGCCCGTACAAGCGTTTCTGGATCGTACGCATCCCGCGTGGATAGAACAATATTTTATCCGTGAATTAAACGGGCCCTCTGATAGGTTAAACACCTTAACAGTGAAATGAAATGAAGTGTCCTAAATGTGGAGGAGAGATAATAGCTCAATACAGATTCGGATTCATCTGGCGTGTTTATTGTCGCAAATGCGGGTATGTAATTAGGGAAGTTTAGAATTAGAAGAACAACATGGTTGGAGAAGTGGAAATAGAATGCAGAAGTTAGCAGCTTTCATTTTAGCGGTGCCATGCGGCTTCGCAGCATACACAGCCCTACTTCTCTTCAATCCTCTGCCAACTGTCACAACCCCAATAATTACAATGGTAAACGGTTTCGCTGCACAAATAATCAGTTACCTGGCAATACTTCAGAATCCTGTGGCTTTAGCTTCTTTAGGCTCAGCAGCCAGCGGCCTACTCGTCAACACAATCCGCAGTAAAATGCAACAAGCCATAGAATCTAAAGCTAAACAACAAATTGAAACCTTACACGACGAACTCATCAAACTACATAATGAGAAAGCTCAGTTAGAACAGAAAAACCGTGAACTGCAAACGCAAATACAGAAAACAGCAAACACAGATTTACAAGCTGCCCTCGCAGAATCTCAAGCTTTAGTCACTCAGAAAAACCGTGAAATTGAACAGTTACAAGCGCAAATTCGAGCCTTACAAGAAGCGTTACTTTTGAAAGAGACGAAAGTTGTTGAAAAAACAGTAGTGAAATAATCTTGCAGTTCATCCTCAATTTTAAAGGAATACTCAGCGTCTTCATCCTTGGCATGCTCGTAGGCATCATAGTTGCTCATGCATTAGAGAATCTATTACAAATAATTTTTTAATAAAGGGAGGTGAAAACACATGAAAAAAATCGCCCTCACATTAACCGCCACACTAGGATTCTTAATAGGCATGGTTGCAGCCGCAGTTGTAATACACTATTACTACCCTAACATCGGCACAATCTCACAGGCAAACCTCACACTCTACCTCAACAACGAAATATACGCAAATAACACTGCTATCAACTGGACTGAACTCTACGGCGGGCCCTTAGATCCAGGCTACATGTATACTATTGAGAACATGACCGTTGTAAACACAGGCAACACCCCGTTAACCGTTTACATTACTACAGAAGGCTTACCCGCCGACTGGACTCTCACATGGCAAGCTAACAACACCCTGCTAAAGCCTAGCGAACAAGTAAGCGGTTGGCTGAACCTTACGATTCCCGACACGGCGACAGACTGGCCGACATGGGGCTTCCATCTTTATGGATCATAACCTCTGCGTAAACACTGAGCCAAAATTTTCACACCTTCTCCCGATTCTCTTTCTCCCCTAAACTTTAGGCCGTGTGACTCAGTGGCGCAAAACATGATGAACCTAGCAGCCCAATTCCTCGCAATGTTCATAGTAAGCATAATCTTCCTCATAATCTTCTACTGGGTAATCCGCCACACTCAACAAGAAAATGACACAAGCTGACTTAAAATGCCACAAATCAGACAGTTAGAACGCAGACTCAAAGTATTAGAATTACTACGCGAAGGCAAAACTGAAATAGAAATAGCTAAACAAGTAGGCTTCAGCCGAGAAACCATCGTCCGCGACGTCCGTTGGCTACGTGAAAACCTAATCTACGACTTCACTTTAATCACAAACGAAATTTTACAGAAACTACATGAACGCATCAACGAAATGGAAAACCGCGACCTCATCAATTTTCTAGGTAAACTTATCCCACGTAAAATAGAAGCCACCTCATCTGTCACAGGAGAACTCATCGTAAAAGTATCTCCTAAACTTGTGGTTAAAAAAGATGACGCTACAAACAACAATCACACTGAAGTATGAACCACACAGTAAACAAGCCCTATTCCATCAAGGACGCTACCGTCACCGTTACCGCGCAGTCTTCGCCGGAGTAGGCGGAGGCAAAACCCTATGCGGACTCGCTGAAGGCTTACTGTGGAGCATGGAGAACCCGGGAAGCGTCGGCTATGTTTTCGAGCCCACATATAAAATGGTTAGACGAATACTGATTCCCACATTACAGAGTCCACTATTACTAGGGAAACCATTGGAAGCTAACCCATACGTAAAAGCATACCGTGTCGGTGACAACCGTATAGATTTTGTTAACGGCAGCATCTTATGGTTCGGCAGTCTTGAAGATCCGGAGATGGCTGAGGGCCCTAACGTAGATTGGGTTCATGTGGATGAAGCACAGTACATCCGCAAGTTTGATGAAGCATGGGATGTTATCCTCCGAAGATTACGTGGAAGCGGAAATTCAACCGTTCAAGGCGCATGGGTTACCACTACACCTCCCCCTCTGTTACCGGGCGACAGATTATACGAGTTCTTTGAAGATCCAGAAAAGCGTGATTCAAACAGCAAAGTTTACCGTTGGAGTCTATATGACAATCCGTACTTGCCTCGCAATTATATACGCGATATTCAAGCGTCGCATCACGGCAATCTCGCCAAACGGTTTATAGAGGGCCGGTTTGCACCAGCAGGCACAGGCAGCTTCAACTTCGACAGCACAATCCACGAGCTCAAAGAAATTGACAAAACCATAATTCGCCAAGTGGTTTACGGTGTAGATTTCGGATGGACAAATCCTTCCGCAATTGTCGCGGTAGGCTTCGACGGTGACGACCGCGCTTACATCTTGGACGAGTTCTACCAGAACCGTGTGCAACCTGAAGTGCTTATTGAAGAATTACTCACTATGTATCAAGAATATGGACGCGGGCCCGTTTACTGTGACCGCAGTGAACCGCAAACTATTGACGCTTTCCGTAAGGCTGGAATAACAGCGTATCCGGATAAAAGCAAAAGAGACGATGGAATCCACGAGTTAGGTGGACGTTTCCATGTGCAGGGAGATGGAAAACCGCGCATTTACGTGTTAAGTCATTGTGTAAACTGGATTCACGAAGTTATGGTTTACGACGCGGATAAAAAGGAGAACGATCATGCAATGGATGCGACACGATACGCACTTATGAACCGCGGTTCTGAACCAGCTTGGGTGTTAAGGTAAATGCCGAAAGCTAAACCGAAAGGGATACGAGCTACAAAAGATGGAGGCTTATTCATACATCCGGCAGCAGACACCAGCCAAGGTAGCAGCATCCGCATACCGCAAGTCAGCACGGAATTGGGTGCTGGATTCGGCGACGAAATTTCTGATGACGACCGTTTGTTCGCTGCAACCCGTGAGCCGATAGCACATTTTCTCACGTATAAGATGGCTGCCGACGTTTTCGATAAATGGTTTAAAGTGGATGATCCCAGCACAGAACACGGTGACCCCAAGCTTGACGAGGCTGTGCAGAAAGCACTTACAATGCTTAACGCCAAATCTGTCTTAACTGAACTGTTGGGGTATGAGCGGATTTACGGTTGGAGTTTGCTTGTCGGCGGCTTCAGCGATGCAACTGACATTAAACAGTTAGAGTCGCCCTTAAGGGAAGGTAGCAAACTTTTACAGTTAACGGCTTATCCTAAAACTAATGTGGAAGTATGGGTTAAAGATGAAGATGAAAACAGTGAACGCTTCGGCAAACCCGTAATATATAAAGTTGACAGGGGCGACGGAAGCCTTCTATACATTCATTACACCCGCTGTTATAAACTGCAAACTCGAAGCAACGGCAAAAGCGTCCTAGACCCAATCTGGGATGATTTAACATGCGGCAGAAACATCCGGTGGGGCGCGGCGCAGTGGATGTACCGGACGGGCGGCGGTTTCCCCGTTATCAAGTTTCCACCAGGCACAACTAAAGAGAAACTTGAAGAATGGATTGACAGCAACGCTTTCTCAAATTTGATGGCTCGCACGTACATCGGCATCACGGGTGACATGGATTTCACGTTTGCAGGTGCCGCGGGCCGAGCGTTAGATCCGCAGCCGTTTTTCCAAACAAACCTTGAACAAATCGCTATTGGCACGGGTGTTCCGGAGCCTGTGCTGCGGGGCGCTCAAGCTGGAGCTGTCACGGGCAGCGAAATCAACCAACGGCAATATTACAAAGTGATAAGCAGCATTCAAGCGCAAGTGGAACCGTGTGTCCGCTGGATTATCGACCATCTGATTGTAGGCCGGCAGATTAAAGGGTTGCCTTACACGGCTGGCGAAAGCCTTCCCGCTCGGGTGAAACGATGGGTTAAGCATGACGTATCGCCTCCGCCGTTGCAGTTTGAATATGTGGTGAAGTGGGAGAGCGCTTTTGAACTGACGGAGCTGGATAATCGGCAGGCGGAGCTGTTGAAAGAGCAAGCGAATCAGATACGGTTGCAGTATATGACTGTTGATGAGGTGCGCGCCATGAACAATTTAGACCCGTTGCCTAACGGTGAAGGCGCAACGTTGCAGTTGAAAAAGCCGGGGGGCGTGTTAGGAGACAGTTACATTGTCACGGAAGTTGTTAAGCCTAATCAGAACGGTGGATGCGGTAAAGCGGGTTCGGAAGAGTGAGTTTCCACCGGGCGTTACTTTCTTCAGTGAGAACGACTTGTGGCTGTTTCAGGAAACGTTGGACACGCGGGTATGTGAACTTTGTCGAGCGGCTGCGCAGATAGGTATTTTCAGAGGCAACAATCTTCGATTGAATTTTCCTTATCTTGAGATCGTTGATATAAACACGATTTATCCTAATGTGCATCCGAACTGCCGCTGCATCTTAAAACGTATTTTACATGGGTATGAACCAATTACTCCGAAGGAGGTGTAAATTTTGCCTGAAGGAAAGCGTAGAGAGAAATGTTTGGAAACTGGAAGGAAACCTACTCATCCGCGGAAACATAAACATTGGAAGTGACAACTATGCCTACGAACTCCAAAGAGTATATGCGAGAGTATATGCGAAAATATCGCCGAGAAAATAATTATAATAAGTATATGCGTAGGTATCGAGCCCGCAGAAAAGAGAAAATCGCAGAACTGAAACGGTTAGCCTCCCAACCTATCACGTTAACTTCTGCATTGGAACTTGCGGAAAAAATCAAGGAGCTGTAAAAATGAGTAGTCGGTTAATCGGTTTCGACAAAGCCACCTTAGACGATAAAATCGTAGAAGACAGCGACGACTATCTCGTAATGCCTGCGGTAATCGCAAGCGAAATCGTGCATAAATATCCGGAAGGCTGGGCGTACAAGCCCGCAGACGAACTTAAAAAAGCAGCTTGGACAGCGGACCACCGTTGGGTTCGCATACTGGGGCATCCAGAAACCGCATTGTTACAGAGGCCTGACGACATTTACGGCGTAACAGAAAACCCACGGTTCGTAAAAAACCTTATTGATCCCAAAACGAAGAGGCCGTGCCGCAAAGGCATAAAAGCGGATATACGATGGTTTAAAAGCCGTGTGCCTGAAGACGTTATCGAAAAAATTAAAGCCGGTGATTTAAGAGACGTGAGCATAGGCTTCACATATGAGATGGATGCTACGCCCGGCGTATGGAACGGCATGAAATACGATTTCATTCAACGCGACATCTTCATAGATCATGTAGCAGCACCTGTTGAACGGGGACGTTGCCCGGGGCCCTTATGCGGTATAGCCGTTGACTCTGTGCTACGTGAAACCGCAACGGATAAAGTTGTTAAACTCGGTGACAAATGGTGTGTAGTTCACTGCCACGGGCCCGACGCTGGTAAACCAATTAAATGTTTTAACACAAAAGCTGAAGCGGAAGCTATGCACCGAGCTATCATGGCGAATAAACAAGATTATGGAGGCGTTTTAAGTATGGAAAGACTTGATCAGGGAGAAAAGCCGCCGAAAGACTGGTGGGACAAATGTGTGTCTAAAGTGAAAGAGGGAATGCCTGAGTATTCAGATGAGCAGGCAGCCGCAGTATGTGGGTACATTTGGTATCACAAGCCTGAACAACATGGAATCGGCGACACTAACGAGTTGAAACCGGTGAAAATCGACAACTTTGAAGCTTTCCTATTGGACACACGGAAAGTCTTGCAGTCTGCACGGTGGCTTTTGGAAGAATAGGCTGTCATCGGCCTTTCGTTACGTTCACCATTCTAATACAGGTGATTCTCCACGTGGGTGGAGACTAAACTAAACCCTTCTGGAAGCGGAAGATCCAGACTAAACAAACCGCTCAAAAAGGAGTGATTTAGACATGGCTTTATCAGAAAAAGAAGAATACATAGCGCAATGCATGACGACAGGTAAAACCCGCGAGGAATGCGAGCACCTGTGGAACGAGGCGCATAAAACATCAGATCAACAGACGAAGGAAGAATGGATAAAACAATGCATGGCTGGAGGCAAAACAAGGGAAGAATGTGAAAAAGCATGGAACGAAGCACACAGCAGCGCGGATTATGCAACGCTTGTCCGCGAAAACGAAATGCTCAAGGTGAAACTTGACCAAACCTTGAAAATGCTGAGGGAAGCAACCGACATTATCAAGGCTGTGAACGCTGAAAAAGACGCGGTAACAGAGGCCCGTAAGTACGAATTGGCAATTGAGATTGAACGGGACAGCAACGGACGGCTGAGACATGAACAACTGATGAAAGAAAGCCTCCGCGACCTGACAATAATGAAGAAGGCTATTGACAGCGCCCGACCTAAAGACTTCTACAGCGTGTCCACCGTTTTCTTAAACGAAGACGCGGAACGCAAAAGAGAACCGCAACTGACAGTCGGCGAATACGATCCGGAAACCAAGAAATTTCGAGGAGGAATAAAAATTGGCTGACGCAGGATACACTAAACCATCCAACCAAATTCTAGTGGCAGGGCAGCCTCTAGTGCAAATCTTGAAAGTGGAAACTGCTACGAACATGTATCCCGGTCGCTTAGTTAAGAAAGGTACCACCGACGGTGACATAGTGGTTTGCGGTGCAGGTGAAGCTGCAATTGGATGGCTCGGCTACTTGCATACGATTAAAAAGTATCGGCCGGACACTGTGGACACAATATACGAGGCGGACGATCATGTGGCAGTACTGCATGGCGGTGGCTTCGTCATAGTTGGCAGACTGGCAAGTGGACAAAACGTTTCAAAAGGCGCTCGACTAACGACTGCAGCTAACGGTGAACTTTCCAGCGGCACAGTTGGCACCGATGAAATCGTTGCAATAGCAGAGGAATCTGTTAACGCAAGCTCAGGGGCAGCGGATATAATGGTTAGGAGTCTGATTTAGCGATGAACAAACTGCGATTTGTCGGAAGAGACGAACCGTTAACAGCGGAGCAGGGCAAGTATATTCTTGACCGTGTGGTTTACGCGGCCCGCAGAGAACTTGTCGGGCGAAGACTCTTACCGATAAGGAAAATTGACTCTAGCACACAGACTTTCGGCTACGACACTATGACGGAAGCAGCTGACGCGCAGATAGACTTAGCATGGCCGGGAAGGGAAAGCCTTGACATCGTAAACCTGACGCGGAGCACAGTGCCAATTCCAACAATTCACAAAGAATTTATAATAAACAAGCTTGACCTTGCAGCTTCACGGCTGACTGGCACGCCTTTGAACACAACTACGGCGGAGAGCGCCGGCTACAAAGTCGGCTTAGCGGAAGACGAGTTGATAATCCAAGGTTACAGCCATGACGGATCCAACTATGACATTGACGGCTTGTACAACGCGGCTAACAACAGTGTAAGCGGCGGTGACTGGGGAACAGCCAGCAACATCAGCAGCAACATAAACAGTGCAATTTCAGCCTTAATGGCTGACAACATTTTCCCGCCTTACAACCTAGTTCTTCACCCAACGCAATACAATGAGGCAGCAGTGTTCATAAGCAACACGGCAGTTCCATATCTAACATGGATTAAAGAGCGGATAGGCGGCGAAATCTATCCAACTCCAACGATGACAGATGGCACAGCAATGCTTCTTAAAGCTAACCCGGTGGGCATGTTCGAGTTCGTTGTGGCTGAAGACCTTACGGTGGAGACTGAAGTGATGAGTAAACGTGAAGGTGGCGGCTTGTTCGGCAGGGTTTACGTGCGCGGATTGCCTGTAGTCTACGATAGCAATGCGATATGTAAAATAACCGGCATCTAAACATGTGGAATTTCCACATCCATTTCCCCCTTTTTTCTGGGATAGTTTTCTGCTACACAGCGTGTAGTGAATAGTTAATCGTAAGATTTAAGGTGTAAATCATGAAAAAAAAGAAGGTTAAAACTGTAGAGGGAGAATCCAAGGTTGCGGCGGAAGCCATGCAGGACGAAACAGAAGAGGAGAAACAGAAGAAATTCGCTGTGAAACCAACCGTTCAGCTGCCTAAGTCAGATACTGTGACTTTGAAAGTGCTAGTAGGTACATTGGTGTTTAATGGAGAAAGCTACGAGAAAGGCAGTATAATCACTGTCAGCCGCGAACAAGCGGAACGTTTCGACCCTCGCGACATTACAGTTGTCAAGTGACACGGTTTGTTTAAACTGTGGTGCGCAGGCAAACTTGGCAACTGCCCTAAAACTGTTAAACGCTTCCGTTTCACCTGCTTGTACTGTCGTTGGCGACGGCGTTTCTACGGCCGATTCACTGAGCCGCCTTACTGGATAGAGTACACTTACAAGTCTTCGGTCCGCGAGGAACTTGTGGATTGTTATGTTAAAGACGGGTTAATGTTTTTCCGTCGTGACGGGGGAAAACTGCGGGTTACACTGTTTCAAACTTTGAAAATTGACCCGCGTGGACACTTCACCCGTTTAAGATGCAGCATAATCATTGTGTTAGATAAAATTATGGAGAGGGTGGGGTATAGGAAGCCGCTGGTTGAAATATGCGAGTTTTTCGCTAATTATCCTGTTTGGTGAAAACGTTGAGTGAACTTGAAACGTTTCTGGAAAAGAGTGAGAAGTTTCTTGGAAATCCAAGTGAAGCCGACCTTAAAGCTGTGAAAGACACGTTGGAGGCTCTTCGCAAGATTAGCCCCGACTTGATTGACGCTAAAATTTTCGAGCGGCTGTCAAGGCTTGTTAACAGTGTAGAAATTGCGAAGGACACGCAGAGGCAGGTGGCTGATTTAGCTTTGAAAGTTAAAACGTTGGAAGTTAAAATTGCTGCTTTGACGTCTACGTTGCAGATGGTGAAGGCTGGTTTTGACAG